ATTATGAGAGGTTATGTAAAATCAAAGACATATAACTCAGACTTATAATAAATTGCCGCCTTTCTAAAATGGAAGGCTAGGCAATGAAATATAATAAGATGACTAAAAACTACTTTTTTCGATTCTATGAGTGCGGTTTGAGCATAGAAAACACCGCTATTTTGTGTTTTAAATCTGCGAGCCAAGTCAAAAAATGGGACGCAGGCGAAGATATACCACCCGAATGCAGGCGATTGATGCGGATGTACTCAAAGACCGAACTCGGATTTCACGACACATGGAAAGGCTTTTCTTTCTCTCGCAACAAACTAAAGCTTCCAACTGGAAGAGAACTAGAACCCCAACAAATTCTAACAGCAGTTGCATTACTCGAAATTGAGTGCGACACGGACAAACGCACCCTCACAAAACTGCTTAAATTCTCAAGAGCAATAGCAAAAATTAAGAGTACTTTTTAATTAAGAGCGGCTTAGTAGGAAAGGCGGCTTTTCTTTGGAGAATGAGTCCTCAATACTTCAATCTTCAAAGTGCGCTTTAATGGGAGCTGAACTACGCACACCATATATGTGTAACTGGTGTGCAGTAGCTTAAGGTTGGCAATTGGTGCTGAATGGTCGATTCTGTATGGCTACGCCATGAAATTAAATGCATTCAACAGCACGTCTCAAATGCCTAATATTTAAAAGAACGCTAGGATTTTGAATAGAGTTTATCAATTGAATCTTTTTATCATCACAGAGGCCAAACTCTTGAGTAACTAAATTTAGCTTATCAAGGGCCTCAGACAAAACAGCCTCACTCAAAAAATACCTTTTCAAAATTAGGTCACTAACCAAATCAACAATTTTTACTTCAGCTGTTTTAATTGGCCCAGATTCTCTAACAGTAAAAGTAACTCCATTTGCATCATAAACAATCCATCTAAGAGCAAGAATTGTACGCTTTTCTATTTGTATCTCTCCTCTTTCCATTCTTGCAATAGTATTAGAGGCCATACCGAGAGCATCACCCATCTCTTTTTGGGTTATTTTCAATATATCTTTTCTAATTTCTTTAAATTGTAAATGTTCCATTATACATCCTGTATAGTTAATGATTGATTTGCTATACATGGCGTATAATTTAAGAAGTGCCAAGACAGCAAATAAATTATACATGACGTATAGTTATAGTCAATATATACCTGATGTATAGTTATAAGTAGATATTAGACATGTGTCACATGAATACTGGTGCATTATTCAAGTTTGTTTGTTATAATTAACTCATACAAACAAAGGAGATACATCATGAGTTCACTTATTGAGTTAGAAACTTTTATTTCAATTAACGAACAAGCTGAAAGAATGGCTAAAGATTCGTTTTCTGATAAAAAATCAGAATCCTACAAAACTGCTTTTGTTGCACATTTTAAATCTTTACTACGCGCTAAAACTTACGATTTTGCATCTGAATTTTTATCCGAAATGGAACAAGATTTAAATTCAACTAAGAAAGAAAGACCTGAATGTATTGATGGACCTTTCTTTGAATTTGGATATATCAAACAATTTTTAAAGCATTTTCCATCAGAACTTAAAAATGCTTTATCACTATCAAAATCTTGTCATGGAGGCGCGCGTCAAAACGCAGGAAGAAAGAAAGCAGCACCAACAAAGCAAATACGAATTGATGCTGAATTAGCAGAACAATTTAAAATGCTATCAGAACTATATAGAGGTCAATCAGATACTGATAAACAAAAAATATTACTTGAACTAGTTAAAGTTGGTTCATCTTATTGTGATGAAAAGTGTAAGTAAGGGAGATTTGAAATGATATTGAAAAAGAAGATGCATATTCAAGATATGTAGCATAAAAAAATAGGCGCATATCATTATGCGCCTAAGAATTATCTATATAACTGGCGAACAAGCTTAATTTTCATACGAAGCAAAGACAGCTGGACAGGGTAAGAATTAAAAGCCTTATCCATAAGTCGCTTTTGTTCTGGAATAGTCATACCTTCGCCCATCTTTCCCATTTTACTTTTAATCATTTTAAAGCTCCTCAATAAATAGGACTACATTTAGTGTACGTGATGTTACTTTCTTTGATTCTGAACTGAATAGAAGCCCTACAAAGGGAATATCACCCAAGAATGGGACTTTACTTTTCATTACCTGCGAGTCCTTACCAGTCATACCACCAAGTGCAACAGATGAACCGCTTTTTACGTTTAGAACGGTAGAGATAGAACGTTTACTTGTTACTATGTCACTTGCTTCGACACTCTTATCAACTCGACTAAGCTCTTGGCCTATGGTTAGCTGTATATCCCCATTTTGACCAATATGTGGTTTAACTTTCAAACTCAAACCTACATCTTTTCTTTCTATGGTTTGGAATGGTCTATCGCTCGAATCTGTATCCGTTGTGTATTGACCAGTTAGGAACGGCAGCTCTTGACCAACACTGATAAAACCATCTTGGCCATGCATGATCGTTAATTCTGGTTTAGATAGTATTTTAGTTTTATCTGATGATTCTATATATCTGATGAATGCAGAGAAATCTGATGATGTTGAAATCAAGTTGGGTAGTGTATTGGAGAACCCAATACCTGAACCATTCATACCAAGTTTCACAGAACCTGCGCCTAGTTGCATATCAACTGTTAAATCTGCAAGGTTGCCGTCAATGGTTTCAACAATTACCGCACGTACACGAATCTGTTTTAGTTTTACATCAACAACATCTAGCATTGATTGGATGTTATTTATCATTGAGCGTGGAGCTGTAACCATTAGGGCCGTATCTGCAATGATTGAATCAACGTTGGTTACATCGGGAACTTTCCACGTACTAGCTTGAACTTTTAATGATTTAGATAATGGCTCAACTAAATCAGAAGCAACTAGATTTTTTAGTTTAAATACCTTTGTAATTATTTCATCGTTTGCATGTCTTGTGCCTCTTGGCTGTATTCTAATTACTGTTTTTGATTCTACATAAACTAGATTATGTGCTCTCATTACAGAAAAAAATACGTCTCTAAAATTAGCAGCATGATTTACTTGAAATACTTTCACTGAGCCATTTACTGATGGTTCAACTATTATTGTCTTTTTAAATATCTCTGATGACATTAAAAAGAATTGGTCTAATGTTTTACCAGATATATTTGCGTTTACTTCTGCGTTTACGTTTAGAGATATAAACAGGCCAAACACAATTATTAATAATTTATTTTTCATTAGAATATACCGCCTTTATTTAAGCCTGAAACTGAATTTCTTTTAGATGAACCATTATTGTTTGATTGTTGGTATGGGTCATAGAATCCATATTTAGCAATACTGCGACAAATATCGGTATCACTTGAATACAATGTATTTTGTTGTGTATAGCAATTACATGAATCGTTTATATCAATACAAAACAATTGTGGATAATCAGTCGGTACAGATGTCAATTGGTCATATATCGGTGCTGAATAAGGCATTAAATCAGTTCTAGGTAAATGGTTTTGAATATATTCTCTTTCGGTTGTTAATGGGGTTATTTTTGTATTAGTTGAAACTTGTGTTGTATTACTTTCCTCTAATTCTGATGCAGTAGCAGAACCAGTGAAACCACCGTTAAACATATCTGAATAAAATAAGGCGATAACTATTCCCACAAAGCCAATAAGAGAAAAGGCTAGGGTAGTAAGTGCCTTTAAGTATTTCTTTGAATATTTAACGTTATGAGTATGCTCAATTGCAGATAAATATAATCCGTAAAAGTTTTTATCTCGTTTAACCTTTTCTTTATCTACCTTTGATTTCTCAGTGGATGAAGTAGGGTTGAAATGCTTATTGTACGAATATATTAATATTTCTTCTTTCCCGAAAAATTCAAAGTGTCTGAACTCTTGCAGGCGTCGTCTAATAAATTGGTCTACATCATTAAAATCTTGTGAAATATAACAAAGGTCAAAACCTTGGTGGCGTGAAGTTGCCACAGCTTGAATATCTTCTGTTTTCTTTGCTGATGATGCGCGAACAGGCCATATATTCTGAACTTCATCAATTAGTATTACCGAGTTTGGAGGAAGCTTATACCATTGAGTTGCATCTTCAAATTGATGCCAATCTAAATTTAAAGGCTCGATGTGTTCATAAGTTAATTCATCTTCTGTTATCTCAAGAACGGCCAACAGCTCATTTAGTTTAGCTAGTCTTTTCTTGGATGCTGTTTTCTTAAACCATGTTAACCATTGTTTCATTGGTTGGTGTTTTAGGTATTGCGCTTGCAGATAAGGAAAGTCTTCTAATTCTGCAAGACGATGTTGCTTTTCAATATCAAAGACTTTCTTTTTTAATGCTTCATTATGAGAGTTAGCAGGCCAATGAATACCATAAAACCAACCTTGAAAGCTGTCACACACTTTGTAATCAAAAAGAAGAACACGAATACCATGATAGAATATTTTTCTACCTGCAAAGCTATCGTTCTCAATAATGAACTTGATTGTGTTTAGTGTCTTTCCCGTTCCCATACCACCAGAAAAACCAAATAACATTTTCTATATCCTTATAGTAAATTGTTTGGATTAGATGGAGCTTTCCACTTGGCTTTATAACCAGTGGCATTCATCAATCCTTTTAATGTAAATCCAAAAACTAAACAGGTAAGTGTTACGTTTACACAAACATCCAAGCCACCAAGGGCGAGGATATTCGCTAAGTCAGCACCAATACCGTCAAAGTTTGCTTGTATATAAGCGGCTAGTTCATCAATTGCAGCACTAATACCAGTGTAAGCAACCAAACCGAAACCAAGTGAAACAGCAACATAAGTCACTAATCCTCTGACTATTGAGGGAATCAGAGGGACAATGACAGTTGCCAAGAACGCTACAAAATAGGGCATATTAAGAACCTACAATTCGACCAATTAATAAGAGACCAGCTAACCAAGACAGGGCAATGACTAGAGGGCGTAATGATTCAGCTACAGTACAAATGTGATCGAATGGAATGCCGAAATTGTTACTAACACCCATCAATGTAAAACTGATATTGATAGGAGCAGGGCAAACGGCCTTACCAATTGAAACGCCATTATCTAAGTACTTTGTATCTATTTTTGAGTAGTCAATAACATCAGGGTCTACAATATTCGCCACATTATCGACGTTGATAATATCCTCAAGACTCTTTTCTAATTCTGATAATTCAGAGTTGATACAGCTATTTTCAAACTCTAATTGAAGTTGGGCGCACTGGATTACATCACCCTTACATTCAAACTTATCAGCCTTACAATCAACTACTGCTAAGTCATTTCCTCCAGTTCCTTCACCAGAGCAAACTTCATCTAATTGACATTCAATGCCTGCAAGTAGAGTTTTTATATCCTCACCTTGCTTGTGTGCTTTATCGCCTGTTTCTTTAGCTTGTCTTTTAGAGTCATCAATCTTTTTACCAAGTGCAGTTAGATTCTTATTAGTATTCGTTTGAAGCGTATTTTGAATATTAAGAATCTCATTGGTACGTACTTGAATTTTCTTTTGTTCCTCTAATAACTTATCGTTAGCTTTAGATTGCTTTCTTCCATCTTCGATAAGCATTTTGATTTTTTCGTTAACGCCTTTTAGCTCACTATCAACATCGCCGATTGTTGCATCAGGGTCGGGTTCTGGTGTACTTGGCACATCAGGGTCGGGTGTTGGTGTTGGATTACCTGTATCTGGATTCGGGTTAGGATTAGGATTAGGATTAGTTGTCGGTGGAAAAAGCGGTTGGTCAGGGTTATAACTACACTTTTCACCATCGTAAAATGAATTATAAAAACAATTTTGACCATCCTCACCAAAACAAAGAGAAACCTCACCAATAGTTAGAATGCTCTGGCAGTTATTTGCTCCACAAACATATGTATTTTCATAACCTGGTGGGCCACTAACCGAACCCGCGTCAGTTCCAAACTCAGGGCAACTTTCAGGTTCAGGCGGTAACTCACATTGATTAGTGTCAGGGTTTAAAATCTCAGGTGGTACGCATTCAGGTGGAGGTGTAACAGTGCAATAATTATCACCGTCATTATCATCGTAACCAGAGGGGCAGGAAGATACGCCAGCATAATATTTACCAATAGAATAACCTGAAATATTATCATTACTCGTATCTTTTAAATAAAAGATAATTCCAACGTATAAATCATTATTAACAGCATCAATATTAATTTTATGCTCAACATATTCGTATTCATTAAAATAAGATAATCCCAACGTCCACTCTTTTGTTGAATTTAAGCAACTTGAAAAATCAATAGAGCCGAAATTAGCACTAAGTGAAAAAAATTTAGCAGTACAAAGATTCTCACCCTCATAAGAAAAAGAATTAAAACTCACCAATAAAGAAAATAATATTAAAATCCGTTTCATAATTAATTCACTTAAATATTATTGTGAAACCGATTATTGAAATAATAATTACATACGTTTCTAAAGTAACCATTTTTAATAATCCATAAAAAAAGGGGAGTCTCATAAACTCCCCTTTATATTAAGTAAAAGAAAGGTTATTACATTGCACCACGAACCATTTTGTAACCTTTAATACCAACAATAACCAGAAGAACAGCGGCACCAATAGTTGCGGCAGCTGTACCAACAGCGGTAATTGCAGAAGTAGCACCAGAAACGTCAACACCGCCACCAGTTGCAAAAGATGGAGCAGACGCAAGAACTACAGAAGAAACAACAACAGTTTTTAGAGATGCAAGATTAAATTTTTTCATAACAATAATTTCCATTTATATATTAATTAAATATTCACAGCGAATATCTTAAGTAGCGATAACCCCAACAAATAGCAAGGAATACTAATGTATGTGGTAATACTCCATAGAATTGTTCAAGAGTCATCAATTGGGGCGTTACTTCTGAAAGTAACAGACTTTTAAAACCTGATGGGCAAGAGTTATTTACTATAAGTTGGTCGCAAACTAAAACGTGCATATATCCACCAGATTTAAAACTTATTTATCATTCAATTCAGGTAATGAAAACAAATGGAATCCGTTGATAGATACATGTTTATTTTTATCATCACCAAATGCCATTTCTTTATATTCGACATTGAAATTGGTACGTTTACCAACAAGGGCTTGAAGAGTAGAAGCGCCTTTCCCTGCTTCCCATAGCTTTTCATTAACCTTGACTTCAATAGTTGAAGTTGGATTTGTGGTAATTAATTTAATTTTACCTACAAGAACTTGCTCACCAGAACCATAAATGGTTTTAGTTTCCTGAATAACATCAGATGCATCTAAAATTAAGCCTTCAATTTTCATATTTCGTAACCTTATATTCCATTGTTTTTAAAAGCGGGAGTTATTGACACGAGACCAAGGAAGAGCAAGAGCCTTGCCCCGCTGCGCTAGTGACTGCGTCACAAAGCGCAAGCGTGCCAATGTCGCTTGCTGAACTTAGTACTAGTGCCTCTAAGCTATCAAGATATTGAATATGAGCTTCATACTCTGCATATCTCTCTTCGCACATACGTTTATATTCATCCTCTGCAATAAGTGCATCGAACCAATCAGAAACGCCCGCCATGATTTGTTTTTTACCAGATTCAAATTTAGCTTTATTCTCTACCTTCCATGTACGGAAACGAGTACAAATAAATACTTGTTTAAACATAAGGCCATTAATTTGACCTTCCGCCATATCACCGAAGCGAGTAGGGGAATACTCACCAGATTCAATTAGTTTTTGCACAGCATCAGGAGCGAAATACTGCAACTTTAGTTGTTGGTCAGCACGCTTCACATACATACCACCCATTGCATAACAAAAGCCTTTCCAGTCTCCAACATCAGCCGCTTTACGCACTTTCTCTAATAGAAAATGCTCACCTTCACATAGGTTATTAAGCACTGCATCACCTTCTTTAAATTCCGTTCTTAATCTACGAAGTTCGCGCCATACCGAAACGCTAGGACCACCAACGAACTGAAATTGTCTAATCTGATTAACGCGAGACCAAGTAACAACTCTCTCAGCTGCCTCTATACCAGAAAGAGACGAATCTTTATCATCAGCAATATGTTTACCATCAATATTCTTACTCAAATATTTAGCGATATAACCAACAGCTGAACCTTCATTCAAATCAATATTTAAAGCCTTGAAACGGTATTTTGATGCGCCTTTCTCATTTGGAGAATCAACCATAGCCAAACGGTTAAACTCAGACGTAACAAAAGAACTATGCTCTTTATTCATGAATAAAAGTAGATGATGGTGAGGTGTGCCATCTTGATGCGGTTCAGCAATACGCATACCGTAAACGCTAATGTCACGCTTAGACATCAAACGGCCTAAATCTTGCCATACTTTTAATAAGTATTGATGCGTCTGTTTTGCGACCGGACGACCAGCGTCAATCCAATTTTGATTAACTTGACCAGACGAAACTGCATGAAAACGACTAGGGGCGGTTAAAGTATAAAAAACAGCTACATCACCATTTTCACGTGCAATTTCTTCAAATCCACGCAAACGTACAAACATTTCAGCACGTCGAATTTCTGGATTAGATACCGATTTAGCCGACAACTCAGCAAGAGTAAAATAGTTATCTTCATCGTTCTCGTCATAAGCAACAGTTTCCTCAAGAGCTATCTTATTTGAAAGATTTCTTGCACGTTGACGATGAACTGAAAAATCAGAGCAATAAACTTGTTTATGACGCTGTACTAAAGCTAAATCACGAGAAACTTGTTCAACTTCATAAGCGCACTTTTTACGTAATTGTCTACGCAACCATATTTCATCTTTAATGCGATTAACTAAGCCAAATATCTCACCTTTGTTCATAGCACGAATAATTGTTAAATCAGTCAGAGCCAAACCTAAAGAATCCAATAAAGCACAAGCACGCATAAAGCGATAAGAATCATTTTCAATAGCTAGTAATATTTTGGTAAATAATACTGATTTTTCTTTCGCTAGTGACTTGATTTCATCATCAGACATAGCAGAAGAATAACCGTTTTTAAGTAGACGCTTGTTAGCATCTTCAACCATAAACAGGGATTGAAAATAATTCTTTCTATTACAAACAGAAATAAACGCATCAAACATATGATTAGAAAAATCACGATGTGGCTTTAATGCCAAGTTGACGCGGTCGCGCCAATTTGTAGCGTTGCGGAATTTGAAAGCCTCGGCATTACCAAGACCACCAAAAGGAGGCTCATACTCAGCAAGTTTTGATTTGATACCCTTAAAGAATGAAGGTGGTAAAACTGATTCATCACCAACTTGCCAAGGAGTCCAAGGGTTCACAGGAGTTTCAAGTAGGTTGATTGCTGCATTCATTAGATTGAACCCCCAAAATCATAATCAGAAGTAAGAAAATCCGCTTCATCAAGCCCAGTAAAAGAAATGAATTGTTGAAACATTTCATCAGAGAAAATAGGACAAGCAAACTTAGAAGAGCAAACCACATGAGGGTAAGGCGAACCGTAAAGAGATTGCTTGTGAAAAAGTTCACTTAAAACAAAATCGTGTACAACTGGGAAACCTCTATCATCAACAGAATGAAATTGATATTCATCAGAATCTAAATGGTGAACAAAAGAAAAATTCTCAGCCAAAAGATATGTTGAATAACCATCCGTTTTTTCTACAAACTTAGTATTCATAATTAAAACTCCAAACCGTAGAAATCACAGAATTGAGTTAACATTTCATCGTTATCAAATACATACTCAAATTCGCCAGAAGAAGTCTCAAATGAAACAACATCAAATATTTCATGTGAAATTTTTTGAGTAGAAAGATTTAACTGTGATAATTCAAATGTGAAAGAAAAAGAAAGTGCAGAATTATGAATATTGCAAAGCAAAAGGCCGTAATGTGGCTCAGTTGTAGTTTTAACAAATACAATATCATCATGTGAAATTGTTGATGTGGACACATCAGCTGGCGAACTTAGTTCAAATTTCTTGCTCATAACAAAACCCCGTAACAGATTAATGATTGTTTGGTTTTGGCTCGACTCAGCCCGATAGTTACGGGTAAAGAGCCAAGCCGAACCAAAT